TTTCTATGTTTACTATTGCCATTGTTTATTTATTCTAATTTGGAGGGCTAGTATTACCACCTTGTGGATCAGGATGCGTATGTGTAGCAAGAGTTGCACCACTATCCGTTACAACTCCAGACGCAGTAATATCTCCGGTCACATTTAAATCACCGGTTAAATTAAAAGATTGAGCTGACGCTGTAACCGTTCCACCTACCGTCATATTTACTGAACCATCTACAACACCAGTTACATCTCCACCTACCGTCATATTTACTGAACCATCTACAATACCAGTTACATCTCCACCTACCGTTATATTTGCTGAACCATCTACAAAAACAGTCACATCTCCTTTTACATAAACGGAATCATTTCCAACAACTACTGTAAACTTATCTTTCTGTATTCTCTCAGCTCTATCGCCATTTGGTCCCCATTCAACATATGAACCCGATCTATGATATAAATGAATTCTTTCAGCATCTTTTGTATCATCAAACTCTAATGCATGGCCAGATTCAGATTCATATACATTATTATATGGGTAAACTGCATTGTAATAAGAGTTTGGTTCTACTTTTGATAATTTGTTTGCGGCTTTACTTTGATTAATTGGTGATGGATAATCAGAGTCATTTCTTGCTAAACGAGAAGTTGATGGTTCGTCTAAACGGCGAGGATAAAGAGTAGCAGATTCGGAAGGTTTAACCGGGGCTATAGCCAATTGACCTGCATCTCGGCTATCATTAAATGCTTCTTGTGCATTTCCTTCTTTAAGTGGTATGCTTGGAAAAACTCCAACCATAATTGGAGATTGAGCACTTTCTCCATCAGCAAAAAATCCAAATACCATATCTCCTTCTTTTGGAGCATAAGTTGAAGGATTATTTGTTGGAAATGTTGGAGTAGCCCAAGATAACATTTCAGTTGGCAGATACATTTTATTTTCTGAATGCCAACCAACACAACGAACACGGCAACGACCAAGTTTTAATGGGTCTTGCCTATCTTCAACAATGCCAATCCACCAAATAAAACCTGCTTTACCAGCAAAATCTTTATTTTCTTCGTTTTTAATCATGTTAATATGTTAAAATTTCTCTTTGTTGTTCAGCATCACTAGAAGAAATAAAATCTACATCTGATGAACTAGAAGCCACTTCAATAATTGTTTCGTGTTTTTCATATCCAATTATTTGATGAGAAGCCACAATCAAATATTTACCATTTATACTTTTATCTTCACCAGATTGTGAACCAATAATTGGTGCATTTACATTTACGTTAAAGCCCGATGATAATTGAAAATTACCAGGCATTACAAGTTTTAATCTTTTAGACATTAGATTTTTAATTATTGCTTTTCTTTGGAAAAACCAACTTTCAATTCCATCTCTTTGTGACAAAGAAAATGGTTCTTTTTTCTTAATGTATTCGCTAAATTGTCTATTGTAGTTAAAAATACTTACTACTTTTCGAGAATTAAAGGATTCAGAATTAAGCATACCATCTCGGCTTTGAATTTGAGTAAAATTTGGCGTTTTATTGCCATGTTTCATATTTGCGTAATGATCACCATATGAAATATTTTTTGTGCTAATTGTTCGTGTAATTGGATCAAACCCAATAAATTTACCTGCATTAACACCTGATCGAGTTCTTTCAATGGTATCATTTAAAGAAACAACTTCTAGATATCTAGCACCACCAATTTCATCAAATGCATTTTCACCTCCAATATTTTTTGTTTTATATAATACATCAAGTATGGGAGGTTGAGTTAATAATGTAGAAAGTGTTGCAAAATTAAAGCCTGAAATATTTTGAAAGAACATAAAATTTGGAGATTGATTTTCATCTAAGGCTCTCTTTGCACACCATTCAATGGCTTCCAAGGGTCTTAAATTAGGTATAACAATTTTTTGAATACCAGAAGAAAATTCATAAATGCCACCTAAAGTATTTTGAGGTATTTTTAAATAATCTGCTAAAATTCTCTCTACTATTTTTGAATAATTAGTTTCATAAGATTGGTTTATTCTTTGTTGGTCAGAGTAAATTAATTCGTCCGAAGCAAAATGAAGAATATATTTTTCAAAACCTGGTTTAATAATTGATCTATTAGTTTGTTTGTAAATACGAAAGGCTCTTTTAAAATCTAATATTTCAGAGTTTTTATCTTTTTTAATATTGATTAAAATAGCTTCAGAACCATCAAAAAGAAGTTTACTTGATAAACCAATTGAATCTCCAATTACTAAATTGCCACTCATCACTGATAAAAACACAGTATCATAAATGTTTATTTCTTCACAAATATTTGCTATGTCAATTTTACCACCTTTAGTGACAAGAACCAACTCAATTATTTCAAATTGAGTTGATTTTAACATTTTTAAACTCATAAACTAATTACTCTTTTAAATTCTTTTTCTATTTCAGGTATAAACTCAGATTTCAAAAGATTAATTTCTCTTTTATTTTCATTTTCTTCAATTTCATAGGTATAATAAGAGCGTTTTTCTTTTGAAATAGCAATAGTAACTGTTTCGTTTGCTTGAGTTGTATAATTTGTGGTGCTTGATGCTAAATTTGCATAGGTATTACCATTTATTTGAAATTTTTCAATTGTAGCAACACCATCATTTCCAGTTGTTGTAATTATTTTAAAATATGCTTGAACATTATTTTCGCTTAGGGCCCAAATAATACCACTTTGAACAGTTGTATTAGCTGCACCATTCGCAGTATATTTTTGATCAATGTATTTTATAATCGTGTTTTGATCATAAGGCCAATCAAACTGCGGATCAATGATATCATTAAATAATAAAACCACCCAATGATATTCTACATTGCCATAAAATTTATCAGCAATAATTTCTGGAGTATCACCATCTTGTATTTGATATTTGTAAAATGCATTTGCATTTTGTTTAAGAGAATTTTCAAAACTAAATCTAGTAATGATGTTTGTAACTGCATCTACACCAGTGACAGAATTGTTACTTGTATAAAATGTTTTTGGATAATATCTGAAAAGTTTAGCCATTATTTTAAATAGGTAAATTTATATTAAATACGAACATCGCCGGATTCGGTAATAAAATCTGAAATAGTATCTTTATGAGGCTCCGTAAAAGGTTTATTTTTTGTCAAATATGTGGTCTCTTGGAATTGTAAAGTTACTTGAATTGCAACTGGCATACCGGTTCCACCAATAGTAGCATTTTGACCTGGAACTTCATAAGTGTAAAAACCATTTGGTGCATAATTCACTTGTATTGAGGATAAAACACAATTGCCAATTTTTGGTAAATTATCGTTTACTTTTCCAAGATAATAAAATTCTATATCAAATTCAGACGGAGGTAAAAGTAAACTACCGGCTGTTCCTCTTTTAAATTCTGGTGCCTGATGAAATTGTAATGTGTTGATAATTTTTTGAACTTCAACAGCTTCTCTTTCATCTCTTGGATAAAAAATAAAATCATATTGGAAGCTTCGAAATTGTGGAGAGGTGTATAAAACTTCTAACAATGGATTTACCACTGCGCCAGTTGCCAAAAAACCACCAACTGCACCAACCGCACCTAATCGCCTATTTGCTTGTTGCTGAGCAAGAGCAGGAGTGCTTCTTATTGCATTTTCAAGAGCTTGACCATATTCACCTTCTGCTATGTTTCTAGCAACTGAGCCTCCAACAAGTCCAGCCGCCGTTTGTGCTAAACTTAATTGTTCATAATTTTGTTTATATTCAAATTGCAATGTATCTGGCATGTACAAAGTAATTACTTGGCCAGTTCTTGTTGTTTTTTTAATGTTACGAATAATATCTCCACTTGATACAAGAGATTTAATGTTATTTCTATTAATCTCTTGAGAAGCTGCACCATTTGCATTAAATATATTTGCTTGTCCAAAAGGATTATTTAAATTTGATGCTACACCTGTGATAGATTTAAAAGTTCCTCTAACAGAACTTGCTAAATTGCCAATAGCACCGCCAGTTATATTGTTTACTTGATTAAAAGCATTTTGAACACCAGATGCTAACTCACCACCAAAATTACTTTTTATTGCTTGTGAAGCTGAATTTATTATATCATTTACAGAACCTTTTAAGGCTGAATTTGTAGCTTCAACAAAATTAGTTTGAGTTAAATTTTCATCTGATTGTGAACCTTGTTGTTTTTTAATGTATAAGACCATATAATGGCCTTTGTCAGTATTACCAATATCCAAAGGGTATCGTAGTGTTGTGGTGGCGTATTTGCTTCCTACAAGAGATTTTAAAGGTCCTTTAGTAGAGGAAAGATCTTTATTAAATTTAATGTCGCCGAAGCCGAATAATGGCATATGGAAGTCCTAAAAAGAGATAGATAGTATTTATGTCATATAAAGGATGGTTTAGTCCACGCAACCAAAACAAATACAAAGGCGATGCCAAAAACATTGTTTATCGGTCATCATGGGAACTTCGTGTAATGAAGTATCTAGATGAACAACCCAATGTTATCTGGTGGGCAAGTGAAGAGTTGCCAATACCTTATAAGTCTCCTGTGGATCAAAAAATTCATCGTTATTTTCCTGATTTTATTGCAAGAATTCGTCAGGTTGATAAAGAAATAACTGTGGTTATGGAAATTAAGCCATTTCATCAAACACAACTTCCAAAGCAGAAGCGTAAAACACAAAAGTTTTTACAAGAAGTTGCCACATATGCAATAAATCAAGAAAAATGGCGAGCTGCTGATTTATTTTGTAAAGAACATGGTTGGAGGTTTATGCTAATCACTGAAAAAGAACTAGGGCTTGAACTTTGAGATAAATAGCGTAATGGCTTATCTTATCAACCGTATCAAAGAATCACTTGCTAAAGAGGGTTTAAATCCAAGAACTCGCTTAGCGAGAGCATGGTTGCAACAAAAAGTAAAAGATTTAAAACCATCTCCTTCATCCCTGATTCGTGATAGGCAAAGATTAAAAAATAAGTCATTTATTGGAAAAATGTATTTTTACTATTATGATCCAAAAAGCAAAGATTCAATGCCATATTACGACAGGTTTCCATTGGTAATACCAATAGAACAATACTCAGACGGTTTCTTAGGGTTGAACTTACATTACATTCACCCAAGGCAACGAATCACATTATTGGACAAATTAAGTGATACAGCATCTAATAAAAAGTTTGATGAAAAAACAAAATTAAAATTAAATTATGATTATCTTAAACGAGCATCATCTGCTTTTGAAGCTATGCCATGCATCAAAAGATATCTTTACAACCATGTTACTTCACGATTTTTAGAGATATCTGCTGATGAGTGGGATATTGCTGCACTATTGCCAATGGAAACTTTTGTAAATGCTTCTGAAAGTAAAGTTTACGCCGAATCACGAAAGAAATTTTAAATGTCATTTTCACCAAATCTTTTCCTATCAAATATCCGTGGTAAAGATGGTCTTGCAAAACCATCACGATTTGAAGTTATACTTCCTATTCCAACTTATGTTAATGAATTTGTTGGTAATTCAGTTATTGAAAAAATATTAAACTTTCCAAATTCAATTTTTACTGATGTTACAAGTGCAATTAGCACAGCTTTTGGTCGAAAAGGCCAAGAAGATGATCAATCAAGAACTTCTAATGCTTCTTTATCTAGATATTTAGCACTACAATGTGAGGCAGCAGAATTACCAGGCAAAACACTTCAAACAGCTGATGTAAAAATTTATGGCCCTACATTTAAAGTACCATATCAAACACAATATAATGATACAAGCTTTACATTTCTTTGCACAAATGATTTTTTTGAAAGAAAACTTTTTGATCGATGGATTGAATCCATTCACCCATCAGATACAAATAATTTACGATTTTCAAAAGGAAATACTACAAGATATTTGTGTAATATTAAAATAATTCAATATGATGAATTTATTAAACAAATTTATGCAGTAGAATTAATTGACGCATTTCCAATAGGAATTGCGCCTCAATCTTTGAGCTGGTCAGAGGACGGTTTTCACAGATTAACAATTCAATTTGCTTATCAAAGATATAAAACGATTTATAATGGCAATTATGATCTTGCTGCTGCGGTCACTTCACTATTTGGAAGTGTGGCTGCAAGAACACTGCCTCTTGGTCGTGCTTTTTAAAATTAACTTAGCGAGGTTATCATGGCTTTACCGAAAATAGATGTACCAGTTTATGAACTTGAGCTTTTATCTTCTGGAAAAAAAGTTCGTTTTAGACCGTTTCTTGTAAAAGAACAAAAACTTTTATTAATGGCTTCGCAATCAGAAGATCCAAAAGATTCTTTAAATGTGGTAAGACAAATATCTAAAAATTGTATAATTGACAATATTGATATTGAATCTTTACCAGTTTTTGATTTAGAGTACATTTTTTTAAATTTAAGAGCCCGATCTGTAAATGAAGTTGTAAATCTGCAATATAAATGTAATAATAAAATAAAAGACGAAAAAGGTGAAGAGACAACTTGTGGATCTTTAGAAAAATTTGATATAAATTTGTTGGAAATTGAACCAATTAAAAATCCAAATCATAATAAAAAAATTATGTTAACGGATAATTTAGGTATAGTGATGAAATATCCAACATTTGAAATAGTGTCAAATTTAAAAAGCCAAACAGAAGAAGAAATATTAATTGAACTTTTAATAAGTTGTATTGATTACGTTTTTGATGGTGATCAACTTTACTATACAAAAGATGTTTCAAAAGAAGAAATTGTAGAGTTTATTGATAATTTGCAACAAAAAGATTTAGAAAAAATACAAAAATTTTTTGAAACGGCACCAAAAATTAAGAAAGATTTGAGTTTTAATTGCCGTAAATGTGGCTACAAAGAGAATATTATTTTAGAGGGTCTTCAAAATTTTTTCGTCTGACCCTTTCACACGATAGTTTAAATAATTATTATCAAACAAATTTTGCTATGATGCAACACCACAAATATAGTTTAACTGAATTAGAAAATATGGTGCCGTGGGAAAGGGAAATATATCTTACATTATTAATTAAATACTTGGAAGAAGAAAACGAAAAAATTAAAATGAAACAAAGGGCAAAAAAATAAATGGCACGTTTAGCCGATATTTACAAACAAGAATCTAAAACTGGTGGTGGAGTAAGCTCTGCCTTAGGAAAAAGATTAGCAGAAAAAATTGATCCACGACAAATATTTGATCAAAGTGGATTAATTACTGCTATGTTTCCTTCTCTTAAATCTTATAGTGCAATAAAACCAAGTGGCGGTGATTCACTTAAATCTAAAATAACACCAACTGCACAACTAGATTCTGGTGCTCTAACAGATGTTGCTGTTGCAACTAAAATGACTGCAAAAAATACAATGGTTCTTCCAGCGATGGCAAGAGATATGAATTTGATGCGTCAAAATATTGCAAAGGTTGTAAAACTTCAAGGTGGTGCTGCTGCAACAAAAGGCGATATGTTTTTTATGCGAGCAAAAGAAAGAGAATCAATATTTGAATCTGCATTTTCTAAACTAAGAGGTAAAGCTGGTTCTGTTGGATTGCCTGGTCCTTTGGGCGGAACAAAAAGAGATGGCCAATCAAAATCTACTGCATTGTATGTAGAAACCGTAGGATTGTCTGACACATTACTTGGTGCTTTAGGTGGTGCTGCAGCAGGAGCTGTTGGCGGAAAATTATCTGGTGCTTTGGCTAAAGCTTTGCCTTTTTTAGCATCTGCTACATTACCAATTTTAGGAATTGCTGGTCTTGCTGGACTTTTATATTTTCTCATAAAAAAAGATTCTGGAGAAGCTGAAACAGTAGACAAAATGGAAAAAGGTGGTGGATATACTCCTGAACAAGGAGGTCGAGCAGAACCAACCACACCACAAGCATCAGATGAAGAACTGAAAAAAGTCCGTGAAAGCATGAGATCATCAGAAGATCCCGCAATCCGAGCAGCTGCGGCTGAGCTAGATCGCAGAGATGCAGTTAAAGCCTTACCTGATGAAAGTGAAGCAGAAAAAAGAAGATTAGGACTATCTGTATCACCAGAAATTTCAACAACGCCAACTCCTGCCATAACTCCTACAACTGAATCAATACCATCAAATGTTGTAGTGAGTGGATCTGGAGAAGCTATTAGGACAGGGTCTGGTGGATATGTAACGTCTGGAGAACCATCAACAGCTCCAACACCAGCTGCGCCAACTTCACCAAAAACTCCATCAAAAGTTTCTCAATCAGGAATTGAGGGTGCTATCAAAATGGCTTTAGCACAAGAAGGTATTAGTGATGAAAAAACTCAATTAGCCATTATGGGAAATATTAAAAAGGAATCTGGATTTAATCCAACATCTGAAAATTTAAATTATTCTTCTTTAGAAAGATTAAGAACAGTTTTTCCAACAGCTACAAAAAATTTAACAGATGAACAAGCTTCACAATATTTAAAAAATCCTGAAGGTTTAGCAGAATTAGTATACGGTGGAAAAATGGGTAATAGCCAACCAGGAGATGGATTTAAGTATCGTGGCCGAGGTTTTATACAATTAACAGGTAAAGATAATTACGCTAAAATGGGCGCAGCGTTAGGAGTTGATTTAGTAAATAATCCTGATTTAGCAAATGATCCTGTGATTGCAGCTAGAATTACAGCAAGATATATGAAGGATGCTAAATTACGAAATAGTTTTTCAACACAAGAAGAAGCTAATCGTGCAGTAACTCAAGCTATCGCTGGACCAAGAGCAAATTTAGACAGAGGAATTCATGCTCAAAATTTAGCTAAAGTAAATATGTATACTACTCAAATGGCAGGTGGTGGTGCCGGAAGTGCTGGTGGAGTTGGTGGTTCTTCAGCAACTTTAGCTTCTGCTACACCTTCTTCAAAAGGAGCGGCTGTTACTGCAGCATCAATGGCCGTTGCTGAAGGTCAACGAGCATCTTTAGGTGGTGCTGGTAGTGTTGTTGTTGACAATTCACAAAGAACTACGGTAGCATCAGCAGCATCATCAGGAAAACCAGCATCTGCATATGATAAAGATATTGTTGATGCTTTGAT